CAATTATGACTGGCAAGCGAGGTGGTATTGTTTTAATCGGCGATGATAGACGTTACACAGACAGAGCAATCAATATCATAGAAGTATATTCTCTGCCAATAGACTTGTGGATAATATCAGAATAATTTTAAATATAACAGGAAACCTATGAAAAATATAATCGCTTTTATACTAGTCGCTTTTATACTAGCCTCATGCAGCTTGGCCAAGCCGCTCAATCAGGCGGTTACCGCCGCCGAGCAACTTGCCACGTTTTATGATCAAGATATATCAAGTCTTCTTAGTACTGCCTCTCTAACACAGCAGGAAATGGAGGTTATCGGTAATTCTTTGCAGACTGCTAATAGAATTCGCGCTCGTTTAGACACCTTCAAGGGAGATCCTAGCGTAAACCTAGTATTAGTAGAGATGGAGTACGGCCGCCTAAACTCTGCTTATAAAGAAGTTAGAGAGATAGCACTAGCTAATCGAGACGAGTATGACGCAGATACTTGGCGTAAATTTGAGACTTTCGATACTTTCGCGTTGCTACTAGATGCAGAGTTTGCTAATCTTCTAGAAGCTACTAAAGTTAATGAAGCAATTGTGAATACTATCAGTCTTGCCAATAGTATTATAAGAATAGCTGCTCTACTATGAAGATAAGGTATTATAAAGAGCATACTAAGTATGTAGTAGTAGATAGCTGGGAATACCAGCTAAAACTACGGTACGGCTCCTTAACGCCTTTTGATAATGGATTCTTCTATCTAAAGACCAGCGGGGGTAAGTGGTTTATAGGCTGTTATCCTGGATTTAGAACTGATGGAGTTACTGGCTGGTTTGACCATTACTTTCTACTTAAAGCTTCCTTCGGGCATGATATACTACTCAGACTTATAGAATCAGGAATAATATCTACAGCTTATAACTTCACTGCTGACGTAGAGTTTGAGCTTATGATTCTAGAGAACAATGAGGACTACCCTTGGTGGAAGGGGGGCCCACTAGTGAAAATTCTAAGAGCTAGGCTAGCCCGAAGGGGCACTAATCTAGCTAATTCAAGGGCACGTAATGAACAGAAAGTATTCGAGCTACTTTAATACTGCCTTCTCTAGGGTAGGAGTATCAGAAGGAGGCTTCCAGGATGATAAGCACGACAGGGGCAACTGGACTTCTGGTAAGATTGGTGTAGGAGAGCTAAAGGGTACTAATTGTGGTATCTCAGCAATGTCCTACCCTCACTTGGATATTGAGAATCTCTCTACTGGCGAGATCAAGGAAATATATCATGAAGATTTCTGGAAGCCAGTAGGCGGGGATAGATACCCTCCAGAACTAACTTACCAGTTCTTTGACGCCTGTATTCACCACGGAATTTTTAATTCTAAGGTTATGCTACAGCGATCTGCTGATGTTACAGACGACGGCATTATAGGGCCAATCTCCCTAGAAGCTCTATCTGATATCCCTCTCTCCGACTTGCTAAAGCTATTTTTAGCGGAGAGGTTAGTTTTTATGACTAATACTAGAGTATGGCATCTTTACGGAAAAGGTTGGGCCAGACGAATAGCTGCTAACTTAAGGTACGCGGCAGAAGATACGATAGAGTAATAAAAAACCCGCTATAGTGAATAACTATAGCGGGTTTTTTATTTATTAAGTAACGAAAATGTCTTTCCAGTTTCCGGTAGTAGAGGCTTTGGAGTACTCAGTAGGCCTATTCTCAAAGAAGTTTACATGCTCTGTGGCATTCAGCATATAGTCTAACCAAGGCAAGGGGTTTATAGTAGACTTAAAAATATTCTTAAGCCCTAGACCTGCTAACCTTCTATCCGCTATATATCTAATGTACTCCTTTACCTGTAGAGGAGTTAAGTCCTCAATCTCCGCTCCAGCAAAGCAAGCATCAATAAAAGCATCTTCTAGGCTTACGCTTCTCTCCGCAGCGGAGTATATTTCATACTTTAGGCTGTCATTCCATATGCTAGGGTTTTCTTGAATGAAGGTACGAAATAGCTTACTCATTCCTTCGACGTGCAGAGACTCGTCTCTTACTGACCAAGTTACGATCTGTCCCATGCCCTTCATAAGATTATGTCTGGGGAAGTTTAGCATAATAGCAAAGCTAGAAAACAGCTGTACTCCCTCAGTAAATCCAGAGTACACCGCTACTGTTTTAGCAATATTCTCTGTAGTGTCCATCCCGAAGTTACCCAAGAATTCATGCTTATCTAGCATAGCTTTAATATTCATGAATTTAGAGTACTCATCATCACTAAAACCTAAGGTCTCTAGGAGTAGTGAATAGGCATCTTGGTGGACTGCTTCCATACTAGCAAAGGAAGCTAACATCATCCTAACCTCAGGGGCCTTGAAGGTAGGTAAGTATTGTTCCGCGTACCCTGCACAAACATCAACGTCTGCTTGGGTAAAAAATCGAAACAACTGAGTCAGCAGATTCTTATTTCCTTCCGATAAATTACGGAAGTCTTTTAGGTCGTCAGCTAGGTTTACTTCCTCTGGAAGCCAGTGCATTTGCTGCTGTGACTTATAGTACTCAAAAGCCCAAGGGTAATCAAAAGGCTTGTAATAATTTCTTTCATCTGTTAACATTTCTTCTCCGTTTATCCTTCACATGCCAAGCAAGCGTCATCTGATATTGTTTCCATAATGTACTGTCTAGTAGCTTCTTCAGACACGTTATCCGCCTTCCGTACTGAAGTACTTCTTAAGTAATACAGAGTCTTAACTTTCTTCTTCCAAGCCATAAAATGAACAGAGTGCAGGACTGCTTTTGATACATTAGCCGGGAAGAATAAATTTAGTGACTGACTCTGGCAAATGTACTCTTGTCTATCAGCAGCAAACTCTACGGGCCAGCGTTGGTCCATTTCTCTAGCGGTTTTGAATACGTCCTTGGTATACTGGTCCAAGAAGTCCAATTGTTGTACAGAACCATCGTTAGTAGTAATGCTTCTCCATACTTCTTCCGTGTTTCTTCCCATTTCATCTAGAATGTGTTCTAGGTACTCATTCTTTAGTAATGAAGTGCCTGACTTAGTTTTCTGAGAAAAAGCGTTAGATAGATAAGGTTCTATACTAGGACTAGTGTCGCCGCAAACAATGCTTGAGGACGCGTTGGGCGCAATCGCTAGTAGGTGCATATTACGAACCTTAGACTCTCCTGCGTCTGGACAAGGTCCGCGCTCCTCAGCAAGTTTAGCAGAAGCTTCTACAGCTCTTTGCTTTATAAGACGGAACATTTGAATATTTCTGCCCTTTGCCATAGCTGACTCAAAAGGAATACCGTGTCTCTGTAAATGAGCATGAAAGCCCATAGCACCTAATCCTATACTACGCTCTCTATATGCAGAGAATTTTGCCTTTGCTAATTCATCAGGAGCATTAGCTATAAAGAAGTCTAAGACGTTGTCTAGCATACGTACCAAGTCTTCAATAAAACGAGGGTCATTGGACCAAGAGTCGTACTCTTCCAAATTTACTGATGAAAGACAGCAGACTGCTGTACGTTCTGCGCTAGTTGCTAGCGTAATTTCCGAACAAAGGTTAGACTGATGAATTTTTAAACCTAAGTCTTTTTGTGCCTGAGGTAGAGCAGCATTAACGGTGTCCCCAAACATAATGTAAGGCTCGCCAGTTTCCATTCTGTTTTGTAGTATTTTTATCCACAAAACCTTAGCAGGTACAGTTTTAATCGTTTCCCCAGAATGCGGGTCAATTAGAGGCCAAGAATCGTCAAAGCCAGGAACTAGCGTGCCTTGTTCTATTAGCTCCATAAAAGCGTCAGGTATCACCACTCCATGATGCAGGTTTATAGACTTTCGATTTATGTCTCCACCGGTGGGCTTTCTAATGTCCAGGAACTCCTCTATCTCTGGATGCCCAATATCTAAGTACGCAGCGTAGCTCCCTCGTCTTGTGACACCTTGGGAGAATGCTAGCATTTCTGCGTCTACTACTTTAATAAACGGAATGATGCCAGTAGATTCTGACCCTCTAGAGGTCTTCTGCCCTACAGACCTTAAGGCGCTCCAAGAGCCCCCTACTCCACCTCCTACCGAGGACAGAAATGCATTCTCAGTGAAATGGTTAGTGATACCAAATCTACTATCTTCCACGTAGTTTAAGAAACAACTGATTGGAAGTCCTCTGTCCGTCCCTCCATTACTGAGAATTGGAGTAGAGAACATAAACCACATCTTACTGGCGTAATCATATAGTCTTTGTGCGTGGGCATCATCGTCAGCGAAAGCGGTAGCAGCTCTAGAAAAAGCATCTTGGGGGGACTTCTCGTCACCCACTAAGTATCTGTCTTGTAACGTTTTTTTACCGAACTCAGACAAGTAATTGTCTCGTTTATAATCAATCTTCATTAAGCATCCTTGAATCTATTACAGCGGTATTCTCCGCTCCTATCGCTACTTCGCAATATGTTACTAGGTCCATAAGCTCATAATTAAGGGGCAGTCTATCTGCCCACTGATTTAGCTTTTTAATATATGCGTATTTTCCTGGGAGAGGTACGGAATCAAATATATCTAAGGCGGACCCATGTTCTTTTATTAAGGAGACGGCCCTTTTTGGCCCCACTCCTGGGATTCCCATAACGTCGTCCCCCTTATCCCCCATCAAGCATTTGTAACTAATAAAGTGCTCCATGGGAACGTCATAGTGGTCTGACCAGTTTCTAGCAGTGAACTCTTTTCTACTCACGTAAGAAAACCTACTGACTTTATCGTCTACTAGTAAGTCCCAGTCCCCATCTGAGGATATTAACCAAATTTGGTCGTTTTTATACTTTAGTCGGTTTTGTACTACGTAGGCAGCTATGTCGTCTGCTTCTACTCCCTGAAAGCGAAACACTGCATATCGTTCTGCAAGTGCTACTAGAACTCGTTCGAATTCTTCCATAAACTTCTTAAAGCTCTCTTTTTCCTCCTCAGTTTGGTTCTTATACTTCTCTTTCCTACTGCACTTATAGTCTGGGTCTAGGTTGAGTCTATAACTAGAAGAACCTTGGTCCGCTGCTATAACAATCTGGCTGCACTCGTAAGAAGCAGCTAAAGAGGCTACAGTAGCCAGGTACTCATCTACAAACTTTAGCTTACCTGAATGCTTCCACCTAAACGCTAAGTTCAGGGCATCCACAATCATAAGGTTATTCTTGGATCGTTCCATCTTCTCAGCGAAGGTAAAAGACACTATTTAAACTCCTATAAATTCTATTTCTTCTGTTTTTAGCCATACCTCTGCAAGAGAGACATAACAGTCAAGCCAGCTAATATACATGTAATCTGTAGTTACTGGCTTATCCGCCGTCACTACATAGAACTTGGAACGATCATATTTAAAGAATAGGAGGGGCTCTTGTCCACCTCCCTCAGCTTGTAAAAGTAGTTTCCGCCACCAAGTTATTAAGTTATTAGTCTTGGGCTGTGTGAACATTTTATCCGACAAGGGACTGTCTGCATAATTCTTAACTTCTATACAGTATTTATTTTTCGCATGGGGCACATATAAGTCTCCTTTAAGATACTCTAGTGCTCCCGAGTTAGGGACTCTTTCAAACTGTAGTCCTGTCACCTCTCTAAGTATGTCTCTACAGAGGTATTCTCCTCTATTTCCTTTCTGTCTGCTATCTACCATAGGTTAAAATAATACGCTAAGTGGCAATATCACAAAGGAAATAACCACTGCTGAGAGAATCAATAGAAAAATATTTAAGCCATAGTACGTGTGAAACTTTTTGCTTAAATCTTGCTGCAATACGGCAATAAACCCTATCAGCAAGGAAGTAAAGATCCATAGTATCCACCAGTAGGCTAGCGTTGCAATCATTCTATTTTACTCAAGTTGTTCTCTCTTATAATTGAGAGCTTGTCTAGCAGTGGATGCTGCCAGCCGTGTGATACCAAGAAAGTGTTCAATCCATCTTCTTGGAGTAATACTTCTACTAATTTTTCTTTACCGAAGTCATCCAAAGTGCTGATAACTTCGTCTAGGAACAATATGTTTATTCTAGACTTAGAGATACTAGACATTAGTTTTCTAATAGATAAAAGGGAAGCAGTAGTAACTCTCGCTAACTCTCCACTGGATAGGGACTCGATCTCGATCTTATACCCATTGTCGGTTACTGATACATTCAGCTTATCATTAACAATAACAAATTCTAGTGTAAACCTACCTTCCGAAAACTCTGCTAGATACTCGTTTGTAATGTTCTCTAGCTCTTCTACCATGTTCTCCAACTTGTACGCTACTAATCCATTAGTGCTAAATGCTTTCTTAAGCACTTCAAGTCTACTGCAAACTTCTGAGATACTGTCTAGGTCAGCTTGGCTCTCTCTTAGCTTTTCCAAGAACCCCTCAGTTTGTTCTAGTATTACCTGAATCCTAGTATTACTTTTACTAATTTCATCGTTGGCTTTTATAGTACTCTGTATTTCGCTTCTCTTTTCAGAAAGTCGTTTTTGTACTATACGTAGCTTTTGGTCAAGATCATTCTTTTCCAAGACTGTGCTGCTTAGATTTTGGTCTACTCTACCCCACAGGTCCTCCCATTGCCTCTGCTTCTCAGCTTTAGCTTTGAACTTAGAGTTCTCTGTTTTTATATCCGAGATCTCTTCGGTAAGCTGGGATATTTTCACCTTAGCACTAGCAGCAGTGCCCTTCTCTTTCTGCAATAATGAGTCCTTGAAGCTAGGCTCTATAGACTGTAGGCAAGTGGGACACTGTGTGTCTAACGAAGATATTTTCTTAAAGGCAGCACCCGCCGAAGTTACAGTCTGTGTAAGTTTACCCACTTCTGACTGTAAGTCATCGTATGATCTTATCTCTGATACTTCAATAGAGTTTACTGCGTTAATATCAATTGCGCCTAACAGCTTCTTGTATTGATTATTTTGCTCAATTTTTTTGTTTTTTTGTGAGATATTTTCAATTTCGCTGCGTAGAAAGGCTATTTCCTTCTCTTCTTTTTCCGTCGAAACTTCCAAAGTTAGGGGTTCTTGTAGGGTAGTATCGGTTACTTTATTACTATCCAACCAATCTTGAATCGTTGAAATGCGGGATTCTACCTCTGTAAGTTTCGTCCCGTGCATCCTGGCAGCGGACTTGAACACTTCAAATAATTCGGTATACTTACCAAGGTGGAGTAAGTCTATCAAAAACTTTTTACGGCTTGTATCTGTAGCTGTTAAGAATTGCAAGCTAGAGTTAGTATTCTGAAATATAAGCTGCGAGAAAGTCTTGAAGTCCATACCCATAATTTCTTCTACAGTCTTATAGGTATTAGTAGCTGTATGGCTTGATATGTCTTCCCCATTCTTTTTCAGTGTTACTTTTGAAGTGCTCTTGCGATGAACTTCTAGCTCATACCTATCAGAGTCTTTTGTAAAAGTTCCTTTAATATGGTAGGAGCCATCAAGGTGTCTATTAGGTATGGATGCTTTCTTAACATTTTTGCTGTTCTTATTGTAGAATAGTTCTTCGATAATAAGGGGTATCGAGGACTTACCATTACCGTTAGCTCCAATTATCTGAGTTACGGTAGCTTTTGTTAAGTCCAGGATATTGTCACCCCCATAGCTGAAGCAATTATCCCACTCTAGAGTCTCTAGAATAATCATTGAAGGTTCCTAATATTGAGGGGATCTTTTCGGAGGGAATTTCTAGAATATAAGTCAGGTACTCTGTTAGCTCGTCCTCAATAGTCATTTCCTTAGCAAGTACTAGGGTTGCTTCTGAACTTCGCTTTATTACCTTTTTATCTAGCAAATCTGAGTTTCCTACCTTAGCCAAGTCTTCCATGTCTCCCTCTATCTCGTAGATAGTATGGTGAAACTTAGTTGGAATCATTTCAGCTTCGGAGGTAACAGTTTTTCTTATCAATTGTGGCAGGTCTAGTCTTATCCATTCGTACTCCCAGATATCTGAATCTATAATCATTACTCCAGTCTCTACCTCAGAGCGGTGAAAAGAAGTTGTCATAGGACTACCAGGATAATGAATATTTCTCTGGCAATTAGAATGTGAGTGTAGGTCGCCTGCAAATACTAGTGGAAAGTGGTCAAACCTGCTCAAGTCTACTTCTGGTTTCACGTGAGGCGGTATCTCACCTCTGACATGAGTAAATAGAGGTTTTTTGTCATTCAGCTTCTCTATACTACCCTTTTTATGGAGGTCAGTATAAGGTAACACGCTAAACTCATCAAACTCTTGGCTGGTAGTTACTATCTGTACTAGCGGGTTGATCTTTGAGGATACTTCCGTTAAGAAGGAAAAGAATGTATGTCCTTTCTTTGTGGCCTCATGGTTCCCGTCATATATAATAGTAGGCTTTGTAACAGTAGAAATAAAACTGAAGTACAGCTTCAATTCTTCCATAGTAGGTATTCGGTCGAATAAATCGCCTCCTATAATGTGCAAATCGCACTGGGTCTCTAACTGAGACACCAGTGCGAAGAATTGCTCATAGCGATTTATAGCCCAATCAACTGGAACGTTTTTCTGCCCCAGCTTTATGTGCCAATCTGCGCTAAAGAGTATTTTCACGCAATATCAAACTCTTTATCTACAGAAGCATCGTTAGACTCGTCAGACTCTTCGTTGAAGTCGCCTTTCAGTTTGTCTAGCTGCGCTTTCTGCTTTTCAGGGCTTGGGCGTGGCACAACTTCATCCATAGACTTCAGATCGGCAATAGCTTCTCTATCTTCTGCGGTCAGAGGGCGAGACTTACAGCGAAGAACTTGTAGAGTATACTCTACATTGTAGGGCAGAGGGCCAGTTTTAGCTCGTTTTACTACTACGTCCCAGCCGGTTTCTTGATCAGTTGGGTCGCCTAGGTCTTCTGCAGCAGTACAAATCTGCTCCCAAAGTTTCTTTTTCAAGTTAAGAAGCTTAAGGGTTCCGTCTTTCGGGTCAATTACTTGACAGTCATATGCCCAACTACATCTAAGATCAGGGTACATCTCTTGTACGTAGTCACGTTCGGCATTGTTAAATTCTTCTAAGTTTCGGTCAAAAGCAAGGCACTCAAAAGGTATGTTCTTACCATTGCTACCATTCACCCAGTACACATACTTAGGCAGAATATCACCTACAATACGGAACCTGTTCTCGCCATCTTTAAACTCGAACCGGGGTGCTTGGTTCTTCTGTGCTTTACCTTTTTGCTTGCTAAATGCTAACGCCATTTCGTTTTTCCTTTTTCAATTCTTCATATAAAAAGAACAATCTATTGTCTCTTACATAAAGTAGTCTGTTGTTAAAATATTTTTCATGTGCAATATTAAGCTGGATTAAGTCTAGGTGAGTATGCCCAAAACCTAAGTAATCAGCTAAGTTTCTTCTAGCCGCCAGAGCTATATACTCAACTATCTCTCTACTAGAGAATCTACGTCTATTAGAGAGTAGCTGCTCTGGATTATACAGATAACAGTCACCTACAAAATTAATGTTAGAATATTTATAGAGCTTATCTTTTCTATTACGGGGTATTTTCTTGTAGGTCATGCTGTCAATTATTCGCAGCACCTCTATCAAGTTTCCGTCCGTAGCTCTGTAAATATTATGCCAGTCATATAAAATCATAGGTAACTATTATACTATAAATTAGTGCTCCTGTCAAGCAGTATTTTTTCACATGTATGCTACTTCGTAGCCCTCCCGCATATAGAAGCCGAGCCTCATCTTTCCCTGTCTTTGAGCTGTGACCCCTTTCAAGTTAATATCAAAAACTACAGGCTGTATCTTATCCTCTCGTACACGAACAATACGACCTATAAGCTGCTCTAGCAGAGGCTCATTGTTTATGGGAGTAGCTAGTACTAGACAGCTTAAAATACTAACGGAGATACCCTCAGAAAATATTGATCTAGTACCAAAGAGCATGTCGCAATCATCGTACAAACGATCTATAACCTCCTTTCGTGTCTTATTTACTCCGGTCACATACGTACCCGTAACACACACGGCTCGCGGGCCACTTAGCTCGGCGCAAGCTCTTAAAAACTCAACTCTGTCCCCCACTATTAGTACTTTGTGCCCTTTAGAGGCTAGTCCCATTGCTATCTGAGACACCAGTAATCTGTAATCTGGACTCTCACACAAAGCGGTAATCTTTTTAGTCCAATGTTGGGAAGCAGGGAGAGCTATAGGAGCTTTGTAGATTACAACCCTAGGTTCTAAGCTGTTCTCTTTAGGGGGCCGAAATACAACGTCCCCGAAGTAATCTTCAAAAATTATATGCTTACCATCTTTTCGACGCAGCGTACCGGATAACCCTATTTTATTTCTAGCGTGACTAGAGTGCAGTAGCTTAGTAAAAGTAGAGGCTGCTGTTCGGTGACACTCGTCAACAATAATAGTACCAAACATTTTACTCAGCTTTTCCGAGTGTTTATGTAATGTTTGGATATTCCCCAGAACTATGGGAGAATCGGTATTAAAGTCTCCATCCCCTACAGCGCCAGGCTCTATATTAAATACCTTTCTTACTTCTTCCGCCCACTGGTTCTTAAGATCCACCGTATGAACTACTACTAGAGTCTTCTGCCCTAGTTTAGCTGCAATTGCTAGAGCTGTGAAAGTTTTGCCCCAACTAACCTTGGCGTTAACCATACAGGAACCTGTAACAGCCTCATATACGTCTTGCTGAGACTGCCTCAAGGTCATAGTAAACTTTGGGAACTCTGCTGGTACATCTATCCGTTTGTCTACTATCTCATAGTCCTCTGGTATAAGGTCTAGCCTACCAGAGGGTATGGACACAAGGTTGTCTCTAACTATACCCATATTTTTAATAATTACAGGGGGCGCGTCTTCCGGGTAAGATTCAATAGTGTAGGTGAGAGTTTCATCTAGCCTTTTCTTCATTTCTTCATCAACTGCTAGATATATTTTATTACTTATAACTGCTTTTTTCATCGTCTAATCTTTCCTTAGTCATGATGTAGTCTTTTACAAACTCATCCCTAACTATGTCCAGAGAGGTAAAGTTTATGTAGTCAATCTTACTTTTCATCCTTAGGAGAATATTGAGAAACTGTTTCAACCCGTTTTTATGTAGATCAGCTTGGGTATAGTCTCCACATAGAATAAACCGTGACCCAGGGCCTAGTCTAGTTATAACGGTGTCCAACTCGTGAAAGGTCAGGTTCTGAGCTTCATCCAATACTACACAAGTTTTATCCAGTGTTATGCCTCGAATGTATGAAGTAGAAGCAAATTCTAATACTTTATGGGCCTTCATAATCTCATAAGCGTCACCCCTGCCAAAAAGCTCACAAACTATTTGTTTATAGGGCAGTTCATACACAGCGCACTTCTCTGCTTCATTCCCCTTAAGAAATCCTATGTCTCTAGTAGCAACCGCGCTTCTTATTATTATTACTCGTTCAAATATTTTGTCCTCTAACCCCTGCAGTGCCTTATTCAGGGCTAAGAAAGTTTTACCCGTACCTGCCGAGCCACTTAATATCATGTGACTCTCACTATCTAGTGCTATAGCTTGATTTTCAGTTAGGGGGAATATAGCTTTCTTTATGAGACCTGAGTTTGTAGGAGATTTTTTCTTCTTTGACATAAATTATATCTTCCTTATGAAGTCTAGTTCCTTTATACTAGAGTAACCATAAATCATCCACGGCAACCCGTCTAGATGTAGTACGAGGGCCCAGAACTGTCCTTGTTCTGGAGGTCTAGGTATAGTGAAAGGTCTCTTAACTCCTTCTACTGATAGTAGGGAAGCTACACCTTTTAACTCTATTTTGTCAATTCTTAGGTATTTCACCTCACAAAACTTTGTCTTCTGGTACCTGAATAAAGTACCTTCATAGTCTATGAAGTTTTTATACTTATTCTTAATTATTCCTACTACGTTGGCTACGCCCTTCCTCAAGGGCTGTAGCTTATCATTAAAAGGAGATTGAAGCCTCCTAATTCCTAAGGAGCTACCTTTCATGTTTAAGTCGTCTACTACTTTTCCATGTAGTAGAATAAGTCCGTCTTTTATCTCTAAATTGTCAATATCAATAGGGTAAATGGGAAAAGTAATCTTAGGTAAGTTTTTATATGTTAACGCCATATAGTTTCTCGTACTTGCCCATAGAGTAATCATCTCCTATGTCAATATCTACCCCTATAGGGCAGCCTGGAATACTTAAGCCACGATCCTTTTGTATTGAAGTAGTTAGTAAGTCTAGGTACGGGTCAATATGCTCCTCTAAGACTTCTGCTAATACAGAGTCATGTACTAGTGCGAATATCCTAGCGTCCAGTTTAGATGCCTTTACAAGAGCATTGGTATCAATAGCTCCCAGCAAATTAACATCACTAGCAGGAGACTGCACCACAAAATTAAGACCTGACCTAACCGCATGACTTTTATTCGCTCTATCAGTCGAGAAAACATCTGGCAACCTTCTTTTTCGTCCGAAGTGGCTGTAAATAAAGCCATTCGCTGTAACAAAACTTTTTGTTTCTTCGAGCCAGTTTTTTAATACACTGAACTCACGGAAGTAATCATCAATGGTTTCCTGAGCTTCACTAGGGCTAAAGAAAGTGCCAGAGTCTTTTGTGACTTGCTGAGATATCTTGTTAGCGCCTGCTCCGTACATAATACCGAAGGTTACTGCTTTAGCCATTTGTCTCTGTAGGCTAAATTTAGCTGCTACTTCATCAATTTCGCAGGGTAGCTTAAAGACCTTATGGGCAATAGTGGAGTGAAAGTTTCCTCCAGATTTAAATACATTCTGTAGCGCCTTATCCCCGCTGAGCACAGCAGCTACGTAGACCTCAGCTGTTGTTAAGTCCATCGCTACGATCTTATACCCTGGCCTAGCTTGTATACTACCTTTTACCGCAGGGTTATCCCTAGGGAGCTGCTGCATGTTTAGCTTACCACTACTAGATAGTCTTCCTGAGGTGGTACCATGTAGGTTGAAGTTAGTACGAAGTCTACTATCAGAGTCTAACTGGGGAATAATCTTATCAAGATAAGTATTCTTAATCTTTGATTTTCTGCGTATCTCTAAAATATGCAGAGGTACGGCATGTACTTCTGCTAACTCAGTAAGAACTTCAGCATCTGTACTATTAGCACCTGTCCCTGTCTTCTTTCCGGTTGGCTCTAGCCCTATGTAGTCAAACAGTAGCCCTCTTAGCTGAACAACACTGTTAGGATTAAATGCTTTACCTTGGGACTGCTCAAATTCTTTAATCTCTTGGAAAGTGTACAGTTCTTTAACTGCTTCATCAATATCATGCTGCATTAAGCCTTGAGAGTGCTTCAACCTACTCAAGCTAAAGGGTACACCGTTATCTTGAATATCCACTAGGAATCTGGTTCCCGCGATAAGCAGATTATCATATACCCACAACATTTTCTTGTTTTTCTTTAGCACTTTAAACTGATGGTACAGGTCTAGCGTAGCAATAGCATCAATAGAGGCATAAGGCATCATTACATCAAACGGAATCGACTCCCACTGAAACTGAGATTTTAAACAGTTATTTTTCTTGCAGTAGTCAGCAATCCAGTCGTACATAGGCTTTTCGTAGTCACCATACTTAGTGTAACGTACTGCTAGCTGCTTTAGACCGTGCCCGCCAGGATTTTCATCTAGTATATAATGCAGCAGCATTGTATCTTCGAATACTGGAAAAACAAAGCCAAAATTATACTGAAAGAACGCTATGTCAAACTTAGCATTGTGAAATACTACCGCTTTCTTATTGAATAGCTCTTGTAGCAATTGCTCAGCTTCTTCATCAATACACTCGGTATCAATGTATGCACCACCTACTTCTTCATCATAGCAGATAGAGATACCTAACATATGCCCGTTCCGTGGGTACAGAGCAGCAGTCTCGGAGTCTAGTGCAATAATATCGCTAGGATGGGTGATAGCGGCTCTAATAAAGGTGTGCAAAACGCTGCTATCTTGAATGCCCCGTACTTTAGTCTCAGATACATCAAAGTCTTCTTTTCCATCTATGATATACTCCTTAATGCTTTGAACAGACCTTTCCCAAGTGCTACGCATTTCTGGCTTGAAACTTAGCATAGCTGGGTTGATAATAGGAATAAACTTATCATCAACTAATTTTCCGCTGTAGTCTGTAACTGATGTTAGTTTAGTAAAATACTTGAGAGACTCTGAGCCTACTAGAATGATATAATCATATAAGTCAACATCAATATCAATGTCACAGTCTCGTTTTAATACTTTCTTTATTGCCGGATCAGAACATAGCTGGAACTGGTCAAACTCGAAGAGTCTGTCGAATTCCTGAGCAAAATTTGTTCTGCTGGGCTTGGTCTCTATTATGGCGACCATTTTAGCCATACAATTTTCCTTTTAAGTTTTGTACTTGTTGAGAAGATAGCCCACCGGGATCTTCTCCTTTTATATGTATGTTTCGTACTTCAAACTCTAATTTTTCTGCTACTTCTTTTATCTCGGCAGCAGCAATTTGTCCTGCTTCGTCCCCGTCAAAGAATATATGTATCTGAGTTACACCTCGTATTCTAAGGAGCCTTAGCTTACTCTCACTAACCATTCTAGTGCCAAAGCAGCATAAGACATTGGTAAGTCCCTTATCATATAAGTTGAGGAAGTCATACATGCCTTCTACTAGCAAGGCAGCTCCTTGAATAGGAGTAAATTGATGTAGTGGAAAAAGAGGAAGTTTAGCGTTAGCGGGCAGTATTCTATACTTCGGCAAACCGTCACCAGTATGCCTACCGATGAACGCATTTATACGGCCAGATATATCGCATATGGGTATGTTCACCCTAGACCTAAAGTCAGGGTCAGCGTGCTCAAATGCGTTAAACTTGGCGTAAGTTTTAGGGCTGATACCTCTCCAAGAACCCGTATATGGAATGTGGCCTACTGGCATGTTCATTCCTATGGACTCCCTGCGCTTATTTATGATTTTCTCTTTTAGCGCGTTTCTTCTATTATCAATACCCTTAGGAGATTCTCCATAAAATGTAAAAATACTCCCCTTAAACCCGCAGGACAAGCAGTTGTACACTCCTAGAACCTTATCTATTCTCATAGAAGGATCGGAATCATCATGTTCGGGGTTAAAACAGCGCACTAGAAAGTCTCTGCCACTCTCCCTGTAGTCTACATTATTTTTTGCTAGAAGTTCTTGAGGTGTCATAGATTATTGACCAATATGTTTAATATCGAGTTTTAAACCAAATTGGTTTAATATGCAAAATTAAACCAATTTGGTTTAATATTTTTTGTTAGAAGTTCTTGAGGTGTCGTAGATTATTGACCAATATGTTTAATGTCTTCTTTGCTAATAACTTGGTACGCCCCTTTATTATACGCAGGAGCTACAGTAAACTTACTAGAAATTTCTGCCTGCTCCGTGGTATCCTTCTTTAGGGCCCCATAGCTGCCACCCTCCAAGGAAGGATAGTCTTTAGTCTCCCTTCGGTAAGGAGTGCTTGGGACGTAAGCCCCTGTTCTTTTCTTAGTCATTTTTCTACTCTTTGTTACACCGCGCTTTCTACCGGAAAAACTATGGTTTACTGAGCCTTGTACTATCATAAACGCCTCCAAAAGTATATTATACCGCGTTTTGATAGCTAAAGTCAAATATCATTTATATCTTCACCTGTTTTCTTTCCTTTGCCCTCTTTCTCAGGGAGCTCTGCGGATTCTGGCCCTATTTTCAGAGTATCCCAAGCCATTACAGAAGTAAAGTCTTTTACAGGATTGTTGCGTATTTTCACACACTTAAATGTTATACAGTTATCTTCCGGTTCATGGGCGTCCAAGGTGTACGCCACATCAGCAGCGTCCAATATACCCTTAGCAAACCGGGCCTCTCCGCTAGCGTCAATCTGGTACGGAGAAACTACGGGTATACCGTAGGCCTGGGCTAAGTCTTTCAGAGACTTACTAACTTCAATTTGTTCTGTCCAGTCGTACTGACCTGATCTAGAGTTACTTACGCCTCTCTTAACTTGGTTTAGATAGTCAACTATGATTACCCCTACGTTCATTGACTTAGCTTTTTTATTTACTTCAGCTTCAATCCTTGCTACTGTTAGCTTGGGGTCATAAATTATGTCTAATTGCTTAACTGGGTTTAGAGAGCATTCACTAGAGAGTACGGCGTGTAGCTTGTCAAAACTACGATGCTGTAGGTAATCCTCGTATGGCGGTTTCCCTTCTAGATAGCGGTTGCTCCACCACTTAGCTAGCTTATCCCACTCAGTTATTGTAAGATTCTTAGACCTTAGCCTACCGAAGGGTATACCACAGGCTACAGATGCGCATCTTTGTAGCGTTTGCTTTGTGTTCATTTCTATTGTGAAATACATAGCAGACTTACCGCTATCATATATGTTTGTCACAATATTAGCGCAAGTAATAGATTTACCTGCCCCTCTTTTTCCGCCTATCAAAATAAGATCAATAGGAGAAAACTTAATATCTACGTCGTAGTCTGTATTTAACCCTAGACCTACGTATTTTTCTAGTTCTTCATCATCTTCGAATAGAGCTACCTTCTGCATACTTTCAGCAGGGTCTTCTAGGTCCACTCGTCCTTCTACATCTAGAACTATCTGATGTAGGTTATCAACTGATTCATCCGCGCTCTCGAAAGAGACACAGTTTTCTACATATTTTTCTAACTCGTCCAGGATCTCTCTCTGGGTATACTCGTTTTTTAAGTATTCCAGAAGCATATGAGCATCAACTTCTACTTCTATGCTTTCAATAGCTAAGAGCTTCTCTCTTGTAGCACTATCACGAACTGAGAATTTTAAATCCTCAAAAGTAGGTAGGACATGATACTTCTGACTGTGTTTCTCAATACAACTAAAAATAGTTTGGTATTCTGTCGGCAAATAATGCTTACGCAGGCTGCTCCAGGTATCGAAATCCTGAGCCATTATCACTTGCTTTATCAACGCACTTGCAAGATTCAATGAAACCCCCTGACGTAAAAAAACGCAACTGCTAGACAGTCTAACAGTTGCGTTTGTATATTTAACTTAGCTTAGCTTAGCTTAGCTTACTTCTCACTCAGCTTCTGTTTTAGAAGCAGCTTTTGCAGCTTTTGCAGCTCCATCATAGTCAGAAGCTACCAGTTCACGGCGAGTAAGCATAGTTTTTACACCACGAGTACTTTTACCAAGTGCCTCAGCAATAGCTTCAACAGTCATAACAGAGATATCACCCAGCTCTTCAAAAGGATCAACTTTTGCTTTTGCTGTTGATACAGACTGCTTAGGGATAGAGGCAATGTCGCCACTGCGAAGCAAGCTAAGAGCCTTACCACGTACAGAAGGAAGCTCACGTCCTAGTGCAGCAGCGATATCTTCGATGCTGGCATTATCATTAGCCATTTTAACGAATTTAACTTCGTCAGCATCAGTGAAAGAACGCACTACTTCTGCTTTAGGAGTAGGCTTGACGTGGGCAGTAAGTTCCATAGAAAGAATCTTACCTTGAATAGATTTTGCACTTACTCCGAAGGCTTCTCCGATCTGAGCGTAAGTGTAGTCTCCACTAGCATCAGTTACAAAAGTACGGATAGCTTCTTCTTGCTCAGGGGTATACTTAGAAGAATGAGCTTGAGCAGCAGATTGTACTTCAAAACCCATTTTTCGCAGCTTGGAAGCTACTGAACGAGTTGATGTTTCTAGGTCTACGGCGGCTGTCTCAACTGTTTCAGTTGTAACGGGGGATACTGATCCTGCTAGTGAAACCAACAGGTTAGTACGTTCTTCAGTCCATTTAGGTGTTGCCATTATAAAATTTCTCCAATATTATTAACGATTGTTATGCCAAGTTGTTTGGCTTTTTCGGTCTTTGAGGACTCTAGTCCTCCTTCATTTACTAGAATAGTAACCTCTTTGGTCACTGAATCCTTTATCTTGTAACCAGCAGCAACTAAGACTTTAGTTGCTTCGGCTTTTGTTTTATAGCTTTTCAGTTTTCCAGTAATACAAACTACACCTTTATCCTGCTTTGAAAGACTTTTGTCAAACTCGAAGTTAAAAGGTAAGCTCTTGTACTTAGGAAACTCTAATTCAATCCAGCTAATCAAGTTATCAGAAGCCTTTTGCCCTAGTCCTGCTTTTTTACAGTTATCTATACTTATATCCTCTATGGAGGAACATACCTGTGCTAGCTTAGAAGCTGCTGTGGTACCGATCAGTGGTATAGAAAATCCTGCTAGAAGCAAGTTTAAAGCGGAATGCTTACTGTACTCAATTTCTTCATGAAGTTTTTCAGCTATTTTACTAGAGCCTACAGAATCCGTTAACTGTTCACTTGAGAAACTATATATATCATTGATAGATGTTAGTTCTAGTTTACTAATAGTCGACGGGCCCAGCCCTTTGATCTTGAGAGTCTTAGCAAAATGTTGAATCTTTTTATCCATTACGGAGGAGCATTCGTCATTTTGACAGTAGAGAGTGTCATTTATCCATACTAATTTTACGCCGCACGAGGGGCAATTTACAGGTGGCTTAATGCTTTTCATCTACTTTTCCCAAATCAATAACTATATTATACACAAATTAGCGGTATTTGTCAAACATCATTTTTTACAAGGTCAGCACGCCCAACTATACGCGGGATAATTTCTCCTGCTCTAATGACTTTTACTTTACAGCCGATTTCCAGCCCCAAGGCGTTAATGTATGCCATATTATGCAAAGTGGCCCTGGAAACAGTAGCCCCTTCGATATCGACTGGGCTAAGTATGGCAACTGGAGACACTGCTCCAGACTTACCAACCTGCCACGCTACATCTAGAAGTTCTGTGACTACGCCTTCCTTATTATTCTTTAGAGCAAATGCTCCTTTAGGATGGCTAGCAGTTGTTCCTAGTCGAGTGTACTCATTAGAGTCGTTAACCCTATAAACCCACCCATCAGTCGGAAATGTACTACATAAGTCAGCTTCTAATACTGATCTAAATCCATTGTTTTCACAAAAGTTATCTAGTTGGTCCGACCAATATCCTTCTTCTAGAGGCTGCACAGCATAAGAGATAAAATCTAGCTCTCTGCTCTTAAAGTCTTCTAGAGACTTGAGGTTAAGGGCACCTGCCGCATAGTTCCTGGCGTTAGGTATACTCTTATCTGCAACTATCTCGCCAGTAACAAAATGAATACTACCAGAACCCGAAACATTATTAGGTACAAGAGTCCTTACTTTATCTGTAATGTCTATGCCAGCCTTACCATCCCCTCTAGTGAGAGCTAAGGCTAACTCACCATTCAGGTAAAGGATAGAGATAGCAGCGCCGTCTAACTTAGGTGTACGGATACACTTAGTTACATCGACTGGAGCTTCTTCTAGTAGGTAGCATTTTTTCAATGAATACATAGGGAAGAAATGTTTAAGTCTAGAATTAGTATTGTACCCTACGCCTGCTTTACCCACTAAAGACTCTAGGTGGTCATATTCTGCATCAGTGAGAATTGGTTCTCCGCTGTAATACTTCTTGCTGGCATAGTCTACAAAATCTTTCATTTTGAACATATCTCTTTTATAGCGTCTGAAAAATAGTCATTTAATATGCTTCTGCTTTCCGCCTTAGAAAGTAGGAAAACTAAGCCTTCAAATAAGTTTTGTACTACTGCAATATCCATGGAAAACTTGTAACCTTCTTTAGTAGGAAGCCAATCTCCTTCAAAGTCCAAGTAATACTTTCGTATGTGTAAATACTCTACATCCCTGAATGTAGATACGGTGAGGCGTACTTGATAGTCAGAACCCTCTTCTATTACTTTGTAGAAATCATCCATTCCTATTGTTCCTGAGCATAGAGCTTAGAGGTAGGACGCTGGTAACATTAGAATACTTTACCATCTTAAACGAGTCTGAGTCCCAACAAAATACTAGCAGAGTTCCGATAGCCTCTCTAGACTTATTTTTCTTATCTTGAATATAAGGAGTAGAAAAATCTAAGGTACAAATGTTATACTTAAGCTTCCTAGAGTTTTCACTACGATAATTGACTATCGCGTCCCCATACTCTGTTATCAGTTTGACTAACTCTTGCTTTATCATTTCTTACTCCTGTAGCAGTTTAGCAAAGAATCCTTTACGTAGCTAGCTTTTAGGAGACGAAAAAAGGCACTGCAATAAATTACAGTGCCTCGCTTAATCAATCAGTTACCAGTGCTGGAGACAATAGCAGCAAAGTAAACAGCAGCTTTAGCTGTTAGTTTATCAATGATTTCGTCGTCAACTGGTTGGCCAGCAGCCTTCAAAGCTGCTTTAAGTTCTGCTAAAGAGTCAGCTTTACTGACACGCTTAGGCTTTTCTGAGGTGTCGCCAGAATCTTTACTAGCAGCAGCTTCTTTCTTAACATATACTTGTGCTTTGCTAAGAATCAATCTCAGGCCGTTTGGAGATTCACCAAACTTCTCTGCAATTTCTTTAACAATTTCCATTGAATTAGCTGGAGTAGGTTCACTCTCAACGTAAGCATCAATAGCGTCTTGCTTAGTTGCGTCTGTCCATGCCATAAAACATTTACCTTTAAATTAAATTGAACAATTATTATAAGACATTTTCAACGTCCTTGTCAAGATATATTTTTTCATTCTTATACCTTTGTTAAGTCTATTCCATACTCCTTTAGGTGCTCTAGACTGCCTAGTTCACTTGCTAGAGAATAAGCAGAGAAGCCTCCCTGAGTAACATTAGGAAATAATGACCCTTCCACTTCGGTTACTGGCTCACTAACATAAACCTTATATGCCCTGCACCCGTACTTCTCTTCGTAGTCTACTTGGGCTACGCCCTTCCTAGACTTCTGAAACTCCAGTGACATTTCATGTACAACAGTAACTAGAGTGTGGTAGGTAGCAGACCAGGCTAGTTGCCCCTCACTAAAAACTTCACTTACGCACTCATCCGGTAATACATCAATGCCATTTATCTCCTCTTGGTCTCGTTTTGGTACTCCAACCTTGTCTACAATACCTTTCACGAAGCCAGAGCTTCTAAATAGCTGGTTAGCGATATGGGATATGCTAGAACCTTGTAGATATTCCATTACTACAAGCTGTATCTCTTCCTTACTAGCAGGCTTGCCCTTGTTCCGCGCTCTTCGAGCCTGAGCGTACTGCTCTACCTCGTCGAACTCAGCGATGATGTTTTGAAGCCGGGTAGTGTTGTAAGAAATGTTCAATATACCACATGCTTCTTTCTTGCTGATAGGTTTCTCAGCCTCTAGAAGACCCTTTACTTTGAGTATATTCTCTCTTGATAAGTTCTCATAACTTTTCTTCTTCGTAGCCATCTACAAACTCCATAATCATAGGAAAGTGTTGCTTAATTGCTTCAGCGCACATTAGAGCTATTTCTTTATGCTCTTTCTGCGTACCGTTACCTGTTCTAAGTTGAATATAGTGAATCCAGCTTCTAAGAGTCCCATTCATATACATAGTGCTCTTAGTCATACCTTCTGGAAGTACTGCCCTAGCTTGTTCTTTGGCTATCCCCAGCGTCAGTGCTGTGGAGTATGCTTCCTCTGCAATTTGCTGCACTAGATGTTGCATGTCTTCCCACTCGCTAACTACAGAATCATTGGTAGTTTCTGTACTATTCTGGCGGTTTTTAGTATCTTGCATCCTGGCCTCCCTTAACTGGAAGTCCCCTAGAACAGAAGCGTCTGCATACCTTTGGGAGAACTCTTGAAAACTGAAGCTACGGTGACGCAGGATCTGTCTACCGATATCTCTAGTAGTCTTGATCTCTAGGCATATAGATACCATTTCAAAAGGCGACCAATGGTTATTTTTAATTAAGTAACCTACTAGACGCTGGTTGGTTTCCACGTTGAGCTGGTTGGCCGGGTTGCTCACTCTGGCCGCGAATGCGACCTCGTCGAGCAAGTTGGCCGAATTGCCAACTGACTTGCTCACTAATCTTACACTTTGCATATTATAACTCTTTAAGTTGTTGAAAGAACCATTTTGGTACTTCTCGGGTCTTCCAAGAAGCTATATGAGATTTATCTCCTACGTAGTAATCACGGTAGGCTTGTACAGGATCGTCGTTTTTATACTTGTCTGGCATAGCTAGGGCGAAAGGACTAAGTTCTTCTGCGGGTGGTATTTTCGAAGGGAATCCTAGTAAGGATACTTGCTCCACTGACTTATGGTACTTACCGTACCTATGCGTGTACTCGTCCCCTAAAGCGAATAAGTAACCTAAAACCCAATCAAAGTTTTTGATGTTTGTTCTAGTCCACACAACACAAGGGTGATTAGGATGTGTGGGCTTATATGGTATGCCAGTTGTATTTACACGCGAGGCTGCACGTAACTCTTTCAATTCATTTGAATTTAGGGGTCTCGGCGCAGAGCCGATAATCTCAGAAATCCAATGAGTAGTACAAAGTACTTGTGCGGCTTCTAAAGGCATTTTTACCACATGCTTGTCTACATGATACTCAGCATTTTTCTGGTGGTCGTGGTCTAGTACGAACAGGTTCATTTCTTTATCCAAATAAAAAACTCCATATAATTATAACATTATATGGAGTTTTTGTCAAGAGTTTTTTGCCTCAAAATCAATAATAGACTCAATCTTAAACTGCCTCCAGGCAGACTTCTCTAAGTCCCATACCGTAATGCGCTCTTCGCTAGGTTGCGGGTTAGAAGAGAAAGTTTCCGGCACACCTTGTACATTATCCAGGTCTAGAGTGCACAGCATTTCTCTAATAGAATTATCGGCTTTAACAAAGGTAACTTTACAAGTGTTGTGGTGAAGCGCCTGTAGCATTTCTTCTCTGGTCATAGCTCGTGCTCCCATAGTGTTGCTAGTCGTACAGCTTTCTGTTTTAGTGCTTTAGAACAACCGTTATTATCTATAAAAATCATTTGGTGTGGGTTATACTCAATTGACATTGAGGGATCGTTCTTCTTTACTCTGTCACTAGCGTCAACCCAAACAACCTTATCAAATAAACTCCTGGACGCTTCATACTCTAAGTGACAACGCATTCCTACATAAAAGTCATGTTCTTCTAGCATTTCTTTAGCTAGCCTGGCCTTGTCAGGGGAGTTATACGCACTAATTAGTGCTTTCCATTCTTCTCGGTGGTTTACCCTATCCACAAAACACTCATCAGGGCCGGAGTATCCATATCTCTCTTTGAGAGCAGGATAAACGGCCCGAGCGTTGCAGAATTCGGAGCTAGAGATAAAACTGAGGCCGGTAAGTTCCGCTAGTAATAGTGCAAAGGTATCTTTACCGTGCCTAGCTTTGCCAATAATCAGTGCTGTCATAACTGCCCATGTTTGGTACTCGAAAAAGGATTTGAACCTTTCGTCTGTAGTGTGTAAAACTACCGCTTTACCCTAGTAAGCTATTCGAGTGTTAATTTGGAACTGGGGACAGGACTCGAACCTGCATGGATCGGTGTTGCAAACCGCTACCTAACCTCTCAGTCACCCCAGCGTTAATATATATTATACCGCATAGAGCGGGTTGAAGTCAAGATGTTTTTATTGGTACTCCGACTAGGATTCGAACCTAGACTATACCCCCTTCGTAGGGAGGTTGACTGTCCAGTTGCCGACCGGAGTGTTAAAAGGTTGAACTTGAACTACACTGGCCCTAGCCAGCGGAAGTAACTCTCAATTCTTCATCTCCAGGGTTTCAGCCCCAGTGTTCTTCTTACCTGCAACAGTAGAGAGTTTGTTCCAGCGGTTGCACGCTGTTTTTGGAGCCGGAAACAGGGATCGAACCTGCTATCTTCTCATTACAAGTGAGTTGCATAACCAATTATGCTTTTCCGGCGTTAAACTTTTACTATATTTATATGCCCACCGCACCCTGCGGAGAACTTAATAGCTGCTTTGATTGCTTTCTTTACTACTTTCTTGGGTGTGCTGTCTGGGTTAGAATACAGGTAGCCTAGGGAATAGGAGAAACCGCACCCTACAGCATCGTATCCATTCCTGCTCTCCCCAACTTGAAAATCAGAGTCGATGTTGAATAAGCGTCCATCAATACCTACTAGAAAGTTGCCTCCTGTTTCCTCGCCTCCATTAGTGTATAGTACCCCATGTTTCTCCATAATCTTACGCCACATAGGTACTAAGCGTTTAACGATGTAGGCGGGCAGATCATTTGTACGGTCGGTATGTACGATCTTTTTAGAGTGGTAACGCAAAATTTGTCCCATTCTGTATGATGAAGTAAATCCATACGCAATACTATGAGCCACAAATACCTTCTCGTCCAGCCGGACTACTGAGTCGTATCCTGCTGAACCCTGGGAGTCTCCTCCTAGATACACGTTGCCTTCATGTTTGTACCCAACTATGATAGTCATGGTTGCTCCCTTATTATTAAATTAGGTTACGCCCTTTTACAGGAATGAGTACCTTTGTGGTACTCTGTAAGGAGGACGATTTTATGCTTCCGGTTAGCACTTTGTTTGGTAGTCACAGCTGGATTTGAACCAGCGATCTTCTCCGTATGAAGGAGCTGCATTGAGCCTCTATGCTATATGACTTTGGTGCAGCGGGTGGGACTCGAACCCACATGATACGGCTTAGAAGGCCGTTGCCTGTCCAGTTAGACTACCGCTGCTTTACTTTGAAGACTATCTCTCTAAATGGTGGGTCTAACTGGACTTGAACCAATAATCTACAAATTATGAGTTTGCTGCTTTGCCATTAAGCTATAGACCCTTAAGATTTATCAAGCACGCGAATCAAGCTCTTTCACTACCTTTCGCTCTGCTTTGTACAGCTCGTCTAGCTGCTTGTCAACATAAGTTGAGTTAACATCTAGCTCTAGAAGAGTATTTACTTCTGCGCCGGTTCGCTTGATCAAAGACATCAGCTCTGTTGGTGTAGCAGTGAAAATGTTAGTGCCAAATACTAGAACTTGTTTTTCTATAACTTTACTCATGTTCGTTTCCTTATTAGTGTTTGTAAAATCTGTGTCATATTCACCTTCCCATTTAGCGAGTTTAGCGAGTTTAGCGAGTTTAACGCAGTCAGGGGGAAAGTAGGAGGAGTCCTCAGCAAGAGTTTTCTGTAGCGTCTCTAGAGCTCCTTCGGGGCTGGCCCCGTACTGTAGAAAGTTTAATAAAAGATTAGCTTTTTTAGAAGCTTTTCTGTGAACTTCTACCATATGCTCAGGTAGTTTACAATAGTTAGTAGTAACGGAAAGTGAGCCGTCAGATTTCACCAGAATGTAGTTATGAAACTGGTATAAAGAAGAAAAGCGTAAAGAACTTCCGTCTGTAAATACAACACTATCATGTGTCATAGAACGGATAATTTTCTCGTAGGAAGCAGTTACAATAAAGTCACCCTTCTCTACGGTGGTGGCACCACTCCCTTTTAATTTATGTGTCATTTACTTCTCCACTAATTATGGATTTCTATACTTTATCCCTAGAAGGGCACACCTTTCTCTTACTTTCTTAAGCTGAGTGTCTGTACTTCGGCTTGGCCATACCTTACACTCCTTGAGTTCTAGCACTGTGCGTCTTGAGTCAATTAAAGCATCTAGTGATGGTTCTGATAGCATATCTTTTGAATAGTCAATTTTATACTGAATACCAGCAAAGCTAGAGCCAAGGCTTTCTCGTACCGACTCTTGCCTAATGAAGATTATGTCAAATTCTACACCCCGGTGACTACAACGATAATACCAATATTGACCCTTAATTTTGTACTCGCTGTCAGGCCCGAGACCTACTTTAATTATATCAAACACCGATAATAACAATCTGTCCATTATCCACTTTTCACATGGGCGAGGCCCGTAATAGAAGAAGTCCATGTCTTTGGGTGTAATAAACTCTGTGTTAAAGAAAAACTTCTTTAAAGCCCAACTTCCTCCAAGGTAAATTTTACCTGGAAATATAGCACGCATAGTCCTAATAACATCTTTATTCACAATTGCTACCTTGGATTTGGGGTAAGGGACGGGCATCGAACCCGCAACGATCAGCTTCACAAACTGAGGCTCTACCAATTGAGCTACCCATACCATCAATTTGGTAGATCCGGTGGGAATCGAACCCACGTATTCTGGTTAAAAGCCAGATGCTAATCCCCTCAGCTACGAATCTATTATTTGGCTGCCCCTCTAGCGTAGGCTAAAGAGGGCTTTATACATACTATAGCGATGTACTTGCTGGGTCTGTTTTTTGTTAATGTGAAAACAAGAATTGTATTCTTGGAAGGGCTTGAGTATACGGCTCTAAACCCTAGGCACAGACACCCTGGAAAAACACATCTAGACTTTTTAGTGCGTCCTCTAGATAAACGCTTCCGTATATGGTAGTCGGAGTTAGAATTGAACTAACACTCTCTCGGTTATCAACCAAGTGCTTTACCATTAAGCTACCCGACCTTTATCTTTATTTGGTCGGAGTGGTAGGATTTGAACCTACGACCTCTCAGTTCCAAACCGAGCCGTCTGACCTGACTGACATTACACTCCGTTATTGGTTGCGGGCTCTGGTAACGATCCAGCTTTTTGGCTTATGAGACCAACGTGACCCTGTTCACTTACCCGCATTAAAAAACGTAAGCCTGTGTGCTTTAGGCTTCTACTTACATTCTATATTTTACTGGTTTTAGCACCAACACACAGACCAGTAATTCTTTACTCCCAGAACTTCTTGATTTCCTTAAATTCATTCTTAGAATGCTTTAAAAACTCTGAGTAGTGCTCTTGTACTGTAATCATATCTTTGTGTTCAAAATAAACTACACCTACTGTATCTGCGAACCAATTGCTGACATCATTGCAAATCTGCACTTTCTTATCGTATGTCATTTACTAGCTCCTTTATCCAATCTATGAAACTATTATACAGTATCATTAAGCAATTGTCAAGGACTTTCTTTATTTGGTGGGCCTAGTGGGATTCGAACCCACACTGTGGAACTTTTAAGGCTCCTGCCTCTACCAATTGCGCTATAGGCCCGTAATTTGTGGAGAGCGTGTTAACGCTATCGGGTCCCCAGACCGGCTCTATTTCACGAGGATAGAACAATACGACTTCCCTATTTTAAGTGTAGGGAAAGCAAAAACACTAGCATCTGACGAGGCTAACGACACATTTGTTTACCAAGAACGTGTAATAGGGCTGGAATCTGGCTACCAGCAGCCTTTCTGCATTAACATACAGAATTTGGTACTCTAGAGGGGATTCGAACCCCTGATATCCACCTTGAAAGGGTGGGGACTTAGACCGCTTGTCCACTAGAGCATTGAAACTATGCTATTTCCTTTATCCAATCTATGAAACTATTATACAGTATCATTAAGCAATTGTCAAGGACTTTCTTTGTTTGGTGGGCCAGGAGGGACTCGAACCCTCAAAGACCTTCGGTCTAAACGAAGTAGCTGTGCCAATTTGCATTAGTCACCGGCCCTAATTAGTTCCACTGGATGCTAATCCTACAAGCGTGTGGAGACACTTATGTTAATTCAACGCATTAACACATTCGCCTATGTTGCATTCGATTAAGAGTGTTATGAAGACCCACGAGTAAAGAACATAAGAAAAAACTCAGCTAGTAATGATAGCCAACACCTTCACTATTTTTATAAGCGATTGAAGGAACCCCCATTGCGGCGACGTAAGGTTTAGCAGACCCATGTAACCGAATTAGTTTCCCGACACTATCTCGGGGAGCAAAGCTCTACTAGTATTATTTTAGGGTCTAGTCTCCCTAATTGGCGATCCGTAGGGGCTTCGATCCCCTTGCCTCTAGCGTGACAAGCTAGCGCTCTCCCGATTGAGCTAACGAACCTTTATTTGGTGGAGAGAGTAGGATTCGAACCTACAGTATATCTTCGTGACGGGTTTACAATCCGCTTGCTTCTCCATTTGCATATCTCTCCAAAACCTTAAAATATACTTAGTACAAATACACTTTAAGCTTCCCTCTAGTAACCACTGAATGGCTGCATCTATACTTTGGGCTAGAAGGCTCCCGTACTAAAGATTCGATCTACTATTCGGGGGTTGCTGCCCCTTTTCGCTCACTACTACTACTATAGTACTTATGACGGTTAGGTATCGTCCGCCTACAGAGGAAGGGTAGTGACCTCTGTACCTTGACTCATTTCTACTACCAATATCCAATTTAAATAAGAAATTGGAAACTTTACTACTAGGCTGCGTTGCCTTGTATCACTGATCCCTAATCTAAGAACTCGCCAGCTCTATATCCAACAAGGGACAGCCGCAGGACACCATGCCCGCTAGTACATCCCGCTAAAGATGTACTAATATAAGTATTTGAGGGGAGCTCTCCAAGCACTATTTCTAGCGGCGACTCTCTACTCCAACTCTCGGAATTAGGGGCTTCCTAAGACTGTGGTTGACAAGTTTTTACATCAAATACTTATATTAGTAAACCTTAAAAGATGCCTCCCAATTTGAAAGTTCGGCACAGGGGAGGCCGTTTCAATACCTAATAACGATTTAGTCTCTAGGAGCTAGTATTTATAACGACTTGAGGAGTACATATAATACTAGCAGGCCATACTATTCGGGCCTATCGTTAATCATTCCTGCAACCGATTAGTTAACGAACTTCGGTATAGTCCGATAAAGAAGCAAGAGTTAAACTTCCAGTTACCCTCTTGTCTTACTTTATAATAACCCGCACGATTTGAGCATAGAAACTTCCATAGGCTTGGCGAGTATATCTAAGCAGTTGCGCTTTTTTTCCTTTTTCTCGATTTGAAAGACTATTATACGCCTTTCAAAGGGAAAAGTCAAGAACTTTTTAAATCTCTACATAACCCCAGTCCATTCGATCCCAAGCTATAGACCTCATTATTTCGTCCTTATACTCTTCTTCCATTCCATTCCATTCTTCGTCAGTAAGACCCAAGTCTTCTTTAGTGTCTACTACTTGCTCGTACTGAGACTGGGAGTTAGCTCCAGAGTCTAGCCATACTTTAATTTTCATTTTAGTTACCTTACTTGCTTCAATACCAGTTTACCCAGTGTTTCTTTGTTTCCTGGAATGTATGCGCGGCTCCAGTCTCTGCGAGGCTTTCTCAGGTACTTATACGCTACGCTACCATCTAAAGTGTTGATTACGTGCCACTTGTACTTACTATCTAGCAAAGCTTTCTGGTTATCGCAGTAGTTTCCAAGTCTAGAGCCTGTTCCACCCATAGCTTTGTGTAGCTTGACCCAATTAGGCCCGTGGCTCTCTGCTTCTTTGGTTAGTGCGTGTGCCACTTCGTGGGTAATGGTCTCCATAACGTCTTTAATAGAGGATGCGCTGGCAAGAGGCTCGGATAATACTATTGTCTTTGTAGCGTGGGTACACATACCGAAACAAGCCAAAGCTCTGCTATACTTGAATACCCAACCATCTGCTATAAGGTCTTTACCAGTTAATTTCTTGCCTATTTTTACAGCTTCTTGGAACATATCTAAGTGTAGTTGCTTCATTGTTTTCCCCTTTATCCAATCTATAAGACTATTATACGCCTTTCAAAGGGGAAAGTCAAGAACTACTTTATTGGGCTGAGTGCCTAGGATTCGAACCTAGATTGAACCATATTTATTTAAGGTCCGCGAAAACCCTCGTTATCACTCAATTGTTTGGCTCCAGTACTAGGAATCGAACCTAGCTATGGCAAGTTAACAGCTTGCTCCCACACCTTGCGGGTCCACTGGAATTAAATTGGTGCATTCTGATGGTATCGAACCACCCTCTCGTGCTCTTCAGGCACACGCTAATCCGTCTCAGCTAAGAATGCTTAGTTCCAGGGTGTTAACCCTGGAATGACTGGTTCTGTTGCCAAGTCCAGTCAAACTCCGATCAGGCTGCTATAGCCACATCATATTCAGCGTCATTGGCTGCATTTACATTTTTAGTCATTGAGTGACTAGCTATTCTCCACAATGCTATCTTCGGCTGTCGAATCCATATCAGCCCCCTCAAAAGTAGCCTACTACTAAGTTACTTTTGGTGGAGCTGGCGGGAGTTGAACCCGCGTCCATCCGCTCTTTACATTGCTTCATCGAATTACGTATAGCCACTGAAAAGGCAGCTATTGATCTTAAATACTACTTCTGCAAGTGTAGCATCAATACATTTGCCTGTTGAATCAAAGGCTCTCTTAGCTAATTCGTCACGTAAGTGCTTTAGATCATATGGTAGATTACTATTAATTATCTTTGCATTACCCATCATTATACTCCTTAGCTGCTTCATCGAATTTTGGTGGACACGCAGGGACTTGAACCCTATCCTTCTCCTTGCAAGGGAGACGCATTCCCAGTTATGCTAGCGGCCCGGTAAAAACTACTTTATTTTGGAGACAAAAAAGCCCAAGCAGGGATGCTCAGGCTTAATATACTACTATTAAGCCAAAGCTACATTATATAGGTATTAAATAAAATCATTGGTGGTTTCCTTACTTTTGAATAATTATTATACAGGATTAACAAGCAGTTGTCAAGCATTATTTTTCTAGGCTAAGAACACGGGTACCATTAGCTTTCCCAGTGCTATTGCCCAGACTACAGGCCAAGCTACAGAGAGCCATACTCCGTATTCTACTGCAACATCAGAAATATAAAATGACGTGATAGTACCTATGAAGCCCAGGATATAAATTATTGAATACTTAACCATTGTTGCTTCCTTTAATTGGCTTCCCCGCAGGGAATCGAACCCCGATTAAGGCATTTGGAGGGCCTTACATTACCATTATGTTACAGGGAAATTTAGTGACTTTCTATTTATCTCTAGTGACTTTCTATTTATCTCTAGCAGTCTTTCTTTTTCTTCTCTGAGCTTAGCTAACTCTATAGAGGTCAAGAGTTCTTCTTCTAGCAGAGTGTCAATCTGGTTAATACGATTATAACGTATTTCATTCATTAAACCCATGCTATCTCCTAATTGGAAGGCTCACATCTTACCATCTACTCTAGATCAATTTCAGTATATTCAGCACCATAGTGGCTTCTACACTCCCTGTTACTAATATCAAATTCTTTCTCATACTCGGCCACCATTTTTGCAGCTGTTGCTTCGGACAAAGTGGCCTTAGTTACTACAAGTCCCTCATAGTAGTTGCCGCTGCTTACTACATATACTTTCATAATTACTTTCCTGTATTTAATTGGAAGGCGTACTAGGAATCGAACCTAGGTACCCTGATTCAAAGTCAGGTGCTCTACCATTGAGCTATAC